CGGCGTAGGTGAGCGTCAGCACCGACACGTCAGGCGACCTTGAGCGCCGGCTTCAGTTTGTTGGCGAGCGCGCCGATGTTGTTCTGGAGGTGCGTGCCGACCGCGTGCGCAATATCCGCAGCACCTAACCCGGTGCCGTTCACCGTCACGCTGACAGAGACGTGTTGCGTGTAGTTCGGCGACTGTTTCGGAATCGGCGTCACGCCGTTGTCGCCACCATTGCCATCGCCGCCACCACCGCCGCCGCCATGACCCGGCAACGGTCCGTTGCCGGAATACGCGCCGCCGCTGATGGCGTTCAGAAAATCCGTGATTTGCTGATCGATGGACTCCAGCGAGTTCGCCATCGCCGTGCTTTCTTCGGCGATGTACTGCGTCGGGTCGACGCCGCCCGTGATCGCATTGAGCTGGTCCATGATCTCCTTGTGACGCTCGTCCTCGAGCTTCTGCGCTTCGGTCTGTGCCCATGTGTAGTAGCCGAGCGCTTCTTGGTTGAGCTGGTCGATCTGCGTTTTTTCCTGGGCTTTTAGCGCGTCCTCTTTCTGGTTCAGCGCGTCGATCGCCGCCGTGTTCGTGCTGAACCCGCCCGAAATCGAGCTCTGCATGGCCTGCAAGGCGTCGAGCTGCTTCTGCAGCGTGTCGGCTTGCGAGGCTTTGGGGTTCGCGAGTGCCTCGACCTTCGCGATTTCCGCGAGCGTCTCGTTGTAGGCTTGCAGATATTCCGGGCTGCTACGGTCGTAGAGATTGCCGGACTGGATGAGCTGGAGCCGCTTCTGCAAGTCCTGGAGCAGGGCCGAAGCGTCGTCGGACTGCTGCGTGCCGCTCTCGCCCGAAATTGCCGTGAATTTCTGGTTGATGATCTGATTGAGAAGATCGAGCTGGCTATAACCGCCGAGCGGGTTGCTCGAGCCTGTCTGCAAATCCTGGATCATCTGCTTCGCGTTGTTGAGGATCGCGAGCCATGCCTGCGCCAGGGAGAGCTGCTTTTGGAGCGCGTTGATCTCGGCCTGGTGCGCGGAGCTCGCGGCGCTCGATGCGGACGACGACGCCGACGCCTGCGCCTGGATCGCGGATTTTTGGTCCTCGATCGCCTGGATTTGCGGGTCGTACTGATCTTGCACTTGCTGAATCGCGGCCGTGAGCCAGTTGTCGACGGACTGCTCGAACTCCTGCACTTTGTTGAGCGCATCGCCGAAATCGGAATCGTTGGCGATCTGCGACTGGAGGCTTCTGATCTGGTTCGCCGCGACCTGCACGACGCCCGTTACGTCGCCGGTGAGCGACGCAATCTTCTGCGCGAGGGAGAGGTTCAATTGGTACGACGCTTGTTCGAGCGACTGCTCGGCGCTGAGGAGGTTTTGGACGTCCTGAATCTCCGTCTGGTATCGCTGGATGATCGCCTGCTTGAGCGCCTGCTCGGCGGTTAGGATCTGCGTCGGGTCTTGGGTCTTCAGCGCACTCGCGAGCGTCGCCTGATCGTTCGAGACGTTCGTCGACAGCGTCTTGAGCGAATCCTGGAGCTTCTCGAGCGGAGTGCCTGTCAATTGTATAACTGTGGACGAGATCGACTGCAGCTCGCTTTGCAACTTCGTAAGCGATGTGAACGCCTGCAGTTCGTTCTGCACGCCGGAAATACCGTCGATGAACTTCTGGAACTGCGGCATGACGGCGGCGACCACGGCGTCGAGGTGCGCTTTCTCAACGGCGGCGGGGTCGGAGCCGGTAAAACTCGTATTGATCGCCGCGATGCGCTGGCGCACTTCGTCAACGAGGTCGGGCGGCAGCAGCGCAGCCAGCGCGTCGTCAAATTGCTCGATTTTCGACTCGACCTGGTTCGACATGTCATCGGTGACATGCTGCCCCGTGATGCCGAAGTTTCCAAGGTCGTCGCGGAACGTCGAGCCGCCGCGACCATAGCCGCCGCTGCCGCTGATCTGGTAGCTCGGGGTCTTGGTGCTGTCGAACAGGCCGCCGATAAGACCACCAAGCAACCCGCCAATGAGCGTGCCGAATACGGGCCAAATGGAGCCGATCAGCGAACCAAGCGAAGCGCCGAGCGCCGCATCTTGGCCGCCGCCACCGATGGCTGCACCACCAACGGTGCCCACTGCGAAACTCCCGGCCTGTGCAATGTCCTGGCCGCTCGGTCCGGGACCGGTGCCGTTAAGCTGTTGCTGCAACGGAATGACGATGTGCTGCTTGAGCCAGAAATCGGTTAGCTGCTTCGCGAGGTTCTGCGTTTCGGACAGGACTTTCTTCCCTGCACCATCAATGCCATGCACCATAATGTCGGCGAACGTGCCCGACGCGTCGTTTGCGGCTTCGGTCCAGACTTGCTGAACCTGCTTCGCGCCGTTGGCGTTCGCCACGCTTGCTTCAAGCTGGGCGGCGGCCAGAGTCTTCAGCTTCGCGATTAGGTCGTCATACGCTGGACCTAGATTCTCCAGTGCGTGATCCAGGACGTTCATCGTGGTGATGTATTTGTCCCAAGCCGCCGCAACTGGGTCCAGCTCGTCGTTGACTTTCTTCAGTGAATCTAGAATCCCAAGAATCCGTTGTTCTTCCTCATCTTGCCCCTGCGCGTCTTGCTTGTATACCTTCAGCATTTCGTCCAAGTCTTGGAGAGCGAACTTCGCAGCGATATTGCGTGCGATCTGATTGTCTATCGACTTCGCCATGTCGTCGTTCGCAGCCTTACCTTCGCGCTGTGCTGCCGTGAATAGCTCCTGCGCGACTTTTCCTTGAGTCAGGCCGATGTATTCCGCCTGCAATTGCGTGAGGTATGACTGATCAGCACCGAGCTGCGCTTTGTATTTTGCTGAGTCTTTGAGCGCGGTCGTTTGCGCGTCGAGCGCGGCGGCAGAGCGCAATGCGGCCTGCTGATGAACATCATCAGCGTTGGCGAGATCGCCAGTAGCGATCCGTGCCTGCACCATTTGAACGTTGGTCTTGCCGAGCGAAGCTGCGCGATCTTCAAGAGACTGGATGGTCTTGTCCGCAGCGGCGTTGGCAAGAGCGGTGCTGGCGGCTGCCTCTTTCTCGCTCAGGGTCAACGCATCTTGCCCCCGCGCGACGAGCATGAGGTTGTTGTAGATGCGGCCCAACGTATCATTGTATATTTCTGTCGCCGTGTCGCTGAGGCCGGTTTGCTGTGCCAGATCGCGGAGCTGATCGACGACTTCCTTAGCCGCTTGTTGCTGTCGGATGAGTTGCTCGGCATTGAGGTAGTTCGCAGCCATCGCCGGCAAGATGTCCAAGGGTCCGAACGAGCCGAACATCCCAACTGGGTCTTTGTTCGCCTGCTGCAGCTTCGTCATGAGCTGCAGAAACACCGTCATTTTGTCGACGATGCCGCTCAGGCTGGTGTCGCCTTGGTTTATCGCCACGGCGAAGTCCGCGGCGCCCTTCTTGAGTTGATCCCATCGTCCGGTGATTGTGGCGAGTCTCGCTTCTTGCGCGGCGAGCGCCTCGGGCATTTCGCCGAGCTTCTGGATGTAGGCAGTGATGCCCGCCGCCGAGTTCTCGATGACCTCGGGAACGCCGCGAAACGTCACGACAAGTTGGTCGCCCGCGCTTTGCGCTGTGATGCCAAGTTCCTTCAACGAACGGGTGCTACCTTCGGCCGCCATCGCCATCGCGTTTGCGACGGTGCCCAGGTTCGTGTTCGTCATCGCCGCGATGTTCGCGAGCTGCTGCATCGTCTCGGCGGTGGGTTCGAGCCCAGCATTCCGCAGGCGCACATACGCGTCGACGATCTCCCCGATGCCCGTGGTCGAGTTCCGCGCGACTTCGCCGAGCTGCTCGAGCGTGTCGGCAGCGGTCGACGCCGAACCCGTCACGCCGACCAGAATCGCCGTCAGCGTCGAAGCCTCCACATTCGCCTCGATGAAGCCCGCGATCGCCTCCTTGAGCACTTCATAGACGCCCCACGCCTCCATGGCGGCTTTGAGCGCCTCGACGTTTTTCTTGATCTCCTCGAGCGCATTGCTCGCTTCGTTCGCGGCGGGCCGAATTTCCTTAATCGATGAAGCGACGTTCGCGATCGCCGCGACGACGTTGCCTTCGCCGTCGGTCGTGAGCTGAATCCGAAGTTGCGAGGTGTTCGTGGCGCCCATCTATTTCTCCTCCTCCTGCTCGCGGCGCTCGTTATCGACGCGCAGCATCGCCGCCTCGATGATCTGGATGTCCGCAATGAGTTCGCTGAGCGGTGTCGTTACGATCGGATCGTCGGGCGATTCGTGTCGCCAACGGCGCCTGTGCAATTTGAGAATTTGTATACATGCGGGGTAGTCGAGGCCAGTGCGGCCGCCGAACCCGCTGCGCCACTGTGTCGCGCACTGCATGAAGGCCGCGATGCTCGCGTGCAGCTCGGGAAGCACGAGCGGTCCCGGGCATTCCGCGCAGCGCGTAGCGCCACAGTTCTCGCGGCAGTACGCGCTCGTCAGGGTAGGGAAGGCGCACTCCGTATCCCATAGGCGCTCCCCGTCGATCTCCGGCCCGGCGCCCGCTATCCAGCGGGACCAGGCGACGAGTTTTTTGCGCCACCCAGCCGGCTCGCCTCATCGAGCCCCTTGGCGAGGCGATCGTGCAGCACCTCGACCTCGAGAAAGCGCTTGAGATTCGTTTTGGAGAACTGGATGTCCTCGCCGGTCGCGTCGTCGATTGCACCCTTCCACCCGCGCACGCGATCGATGAGCTCGGCTTCGGCGAGCTTTTCGTCGGCCTCCGCTTGGTTTACGAGCGACTCGAAATCCTGAACCGACTCGATCTTCTTCGATTGCGCCGCAAGCGCGATGGCCAACTTCTTTTTGCGCGCCTTTCGCTCGGCACGTGTGAATATCTTGTAGAGCACCAGGAACGAGCCTTCGCCCACGTTCCCATCTTCGTCGATGGTCGGCACTTTGACCGGCCACCAGATCTCGCCTTTCGGCGCAAAGCGAAACGGCATGTGATCCTCCTTATGCGAGCGCGCGCGCCGCCTTCACCGTCGCCGCGAACGCCTGCTCGGCGCCGCCGACACGGAAACCGGCGAACGTCAGCGTCGCGCTGATGCCCTTCGGCCCATCGATCGTCGGTGCCGCCAGCTTGTAGGCGAGGTTCGGGATGTTGAAATTCAGCGACTCGTTGCCCGCAGAGCCGTCGCCGGCGCCGTTCGTCCACGTGATACCGAGGCTCGTCGAGGTGTTCGCGAGCGCCTTGTTGAGCAGCGTGACGTCGCGGAACAGCGCCTTGAGCGTGCCGCTGATCTTGAACATGCCCTCGGGCAACTCGGCGCGAACACCGCCGCCGCCGATGCAATACATCGAATTGTCGAGGTTGTTGTCGATCGTGAAATCGAGCTGCTGCACCGTCGCGATTGCGCCACCGCCCTCGGTCATGGCCGCGTTGAACATGCTGAACGCGGTGTGCCCGTAGTCGGTCGGCGTCGCGTTGATGCTGCTCGTCGGCGTCCAGAGCAGCGAACTGCCGATGATGTCGTACGTGGCCGTCGCCATGCCATCGGGCTTCATCTGGAACGCGCCTTTGGAGTAGCGGCAGCCGTTGTAGCGGAGATAGCGGCCCGGCGTCGCGATCTGCGAGCCGAAGTTGAGCTCGAAACCGAGGCCCACCGGCATGCCGCCTCCGGCGTTGAAAACCATCTGGTTCTTGCCCGTGCCGAGGTTCGTGATCGTCGGCGTACCGATCAGCATCGCGAGGTGCTTGGCGGCGCTCTGCGGCGCGAGCACCGTCGCGATCTGGCCCGTGATGTCGGTGTTCCCCTGCATCGGCGCGAGCTCGCCGCGGTAACCGCCGCTCATCGTGGCGTCGATGAGCTGAGCGATCGAGGCCGAGGGCTTGAAGCTCGTGTAGTAGAGGAGTTCCGTGGCGGGCGAGGCCGGCTGCACGCCGTAGGTGGTTTCGTACCACGCCTGGACGGAGGAAAGAATACCGCGTGCTGTGCCCGTCATTTCTGCGCTCCGGTCTGAGCGCCGGCGTCAGCCGGCGCGGTGGATTTCGGGGGCTGGGCAGACGTGGCGTCAGCGGTCGCTTTCGCCTCGGCCTCTGCCGCCGCCTTCTCGGCAGCGATGCGGTCCTTCGTGATCGCCTTCACCTCATCGAAGTGATTGCGATGACGCGGCTCGATGGTGCTCACCTCGTCGTCCTTGCCGATTGCCGCGACGACCTCCGCGCCACTGCGCTTCAGTTCCTCCGCGACCTCGGCGGGCACGGAGTACACGACGCCGACGCGGTACGGACCGCGCGCTTTCGCGCCGTCGTCATCGTCCTTCTTGCGGGGGAAGCGGATGTTGATTTGTCCGGCCATTTTCGTTACCTCTCGTTAGCATTCGCTTCCACTTGTGCACACTTCCACAAGTGGATTACTTGAATAATGTGTTGCATGCTCATGATTGAATGAGGGAATCGCTGCATGATCCACGTGGAGCCAAACATCACTCCTGGGAAGACACTTGTGCAGGGCGAGGTGACACTCACGGCACAGCCATCGGATCAAGAGCGGCTGCCGATAGTCTGGGTGATGCATCTGGCTGTCTGCAGCACCGCAATGTTCGCAGGGCTGTTGAAGGAGCTTGCCGCGCTGTTTGTATACGCGTGCGGTCGCACGAGCGTTTGCCTTGACTCGCTGCGCGGCGGTAAGACGATGAGTCTTGCGCCATGCACGCATGTACTTCGCATGGCAGTCCCAGCAATAGCGACCGCTGCGCTCGTGGAAAACGCCGCAACCGGAGCAGCCGCTTTTTGGGCAGCCGCGCGTCATGGCGTCCTCGGAATCGTGTAGTTGCCCAAAATCGTGCCGCGCCAGATCTGCGTCGGATGGTTCACGCCACGATCCGGCTGCCACTCCATGAGCACAGCGCCGTCGATACCTCCCGGCGTTGGGTTGCGCATGAAGAGCTGCGCAAAGACCGTCGGAAGCTGCTGGCGCGTCGCCGCTGCGTTCTCGCGACTCTGGTCGATCCAGATCAGCGACACGTAAAGGTCGCTCGCGTAGCTCGTTTCGCTGAGCCCGATCGTCTGGTATTCGCCGAGTTCCGTTGTCGGCGTCGCCTTGCCGTCGCCTTGCTCGACGACGAAACACGGGTACGAGCCGACGGGGATGTTGGAAATCGGCACATTGCCTCGCAGGACGGTCGCCACGTTCGCGCCGATCAGCGCCGCGATTGCCGCCGCGAAGATCGCATCGCCGGTCAGCAACGCGATCACGCCGTTCGCAAAGTCGTTGGCGTCGCTCATGCGCGCAGCACCTCCTCGACGGCATCGATCACGTAATCGCTCGGACGTGCGTTCGCCACGGCGTCATCGGCGAAGGGCCGCGCGACGCGCTGCACAATGCGCGTCTTGCCGCGGCCGGCCCACTGACTGACGACGCCGGTGTAAATCGCGTACGCGTAGTCGGCGAGAAAGGCGATGACACCAACGCCAGGCGAGGGCTGACTCACATCGCGCGCGCTGCGCAGGTTGCCAGTGCGCGCCGGCACGGGGTAGCTCCACGGCGACGCGCCGTTCGACCCGGAGAGGAGCTTCACCGCTTCGCGGTCCGTGGCCGCGAGCGCGTTGCTCATGCCAACGGACACGCTGCGCTCAAGTGCGGCGCTCTTTGCTTCCAGTGCCGCGGCGACATCGTTGGCGTTGGTATCGATGCCGCTCATTGCAGCACCAACCCGAAGATGGGCTGCGGCTCGACGTTCAGCGGATCGGGCGAGGTCTGCGGGAAGCGGCCCGTCTCGATGTAGCCGGTGCTCACGCCAGTGCCGCCGATGTTGGCCGACGGATCGATGCCGTAGACGCGCTGCGCCTCAGCGATCCAGTACGCCGCGTCCGATTCCGCATTCGACGCGTTGAGGTAATACTGCGCGATGAGCTTGGCGCGCTGATCGTCGGCGAGCGCGACGTTAGCGTTGCCGTCGAGGAACGATGCGCGCCGCGTCCACAGGATTTCCGAGACATACGCCACCTCGGCGCGCACGAGCGCATCGAAGGCGTAGCTCGGGTCGGTGGCGGCAGCGTAGTTGCCGTCGCCCAGGCGTTGCGTCGACCAATTGCTGGCGCGCTTGAGCAGCGTATCGATGTACCCGTCGCCGGCCGTGAAATCCACTGGCGAGCCGAACTGCTCGGCCCGGAAGCCTTCGGCAGTCACGTCACTGATGGTCGCTTTGCCGCTCATTCTGTTTGGCCGTCTATACATCCTTCACTAAATGGCCGGGCGGCATCGCCGCCCGCCCGGCCACGAGTCATCCTGACGAGGGGCTCTTACGAGTACAGAACCCGGCGGACCTGGTTCGTATCGCCGATCGCCGCGTTGTACTGGCCACGCGCGAACTGGTCGTTCGCCGCCATTGCCGGATTGCGCAGGTTCTCGACCGACAAGTCTTTCCAGACGCCGCGCTTGAGCTTCTTGCCCGGGAGCACGAGGTAATAGCCGGTGTCGTTCGCCGGGATGAAGGTCGACGAGATCACCGCATCGATCGTGTAGGCGACCGGCTGCTTCATGGTGCCGAACTGCACCATCATCGAACCGCGCTGCGCCTCGAGGGTGGCCAGGATGACGCCGACCTTCTCCGGCGCACACAGGATCTTGAACGCCGTGTTCTGGCTGATGCCGTAACCCTGATTGCGGAGGTTGCGGAGGATCGTGGCGCCAGCCACGTTGAGCGTCGTCGCCGCGTCCGTTGTGAATGGGACGTTGATGCCGTTGCCGAGCGCCGTGAACAGCGAATAGTGCGTATTCGCCATCTGGTCGTAATACTTGGCGATGAACTCGGCGACGAAATCGTCGATCTTCCAGTATTGCTGGAACTGCAGCCACTCGTCGAGAATGCTGATGCCCGCGCCCATCGTCAGGTAGAACACCTGCAGGCGCGACTCGGCGATCGCCGTCGTCGGCTTGATGGCTTCGCCCGGTTTCAGTTGCTTGAACGTGATGCCGGCGTTCGTGTCGTCGATGTCGAAATGGTCATGCGTCATGTTGCGCATGTCGACCAGATCGAACAGGGCCATGTAGCCCGTGTCGATATCCGGCATGTTCGAGTGGAAGAACGCCGCGAACTGCGAGGCGAGATCGAAGAGGATCGGGTTGTCGCTGCCCGTCGCGTACTTCTCGCCGAAGACGAGCGACTTGGCCGCGGCGACACCGCCGGCGCCGATCACCTCGCGCTGCACGTCGCCATTGAGGAGGCGGGACGGGTCGCGCGAGAGGTGCGCGAAGATCGACTTCTGCGCGTCGAAATTCGCCGGCGTCTGATAGCGCGCGTCATTCGATGCGAAGCGGCGCGGGTTGAGCAAGTGCGGCTGCTTGCCGAACACATCGGCGAGAACCGCGGGATACCGCAGCTCAAGGTCGATCGCCTTGCGGAGCATCAAGCGCTGCTCTTCGATCGGGCGCCCCTTGAGCTCGTGGAACTTGATATTTGTGCGCATTGTATACTCCGGGTTTCGGAAAGATCGGGGTGAGCGATCAGGCCTGGAACGTGTTGAAGCGGATCAGTCCGCTCGCCGCACCGCCGGCCACCGCGTCGATGAAGTTGCCGCAACGCGTGTTGCCGCCGGCGACGTTCGTGAAGTTGCCGGCGACGTTGTCCCAGTAGCAGGGATCGAGCGCAGCGATCGCGACGTTCGCCGTCGGCGCGCCGCTGATGTAGCCCTTCGTCATGTACGCGTTCGGCGCACCCGCGCCGACCGTATTGAGCGGGATCAGCACGCGCGAGTTCTGGAGCACGGGCGTGAGCGCCGTCGTCGCGCCGGCGAGCGTCAGGTTCTCGGTTTCGATCTGGAACGACGGGGTGCGGTTCTGCAGGCCCATGGCGGTGTCCTCGGGTTCGGTGTCGGGGTGCGTGCGCTCAGATCAGCGCGTTGTTGAGCGGCGAATCCTTCGGCAACGCCGCCTTGCTGTCGACGACGGCCGGCTGCGCGCCGGTGTTGTTCGGATCGGTGCCCGTGATGCCCGCGCCGCCACCCTTGGCCGATTTCTCGGCGATGCCGTGCAGCGTCTTGAGCGACGACAGCTCGAACGCCTCATACGCCGCCTTGGCGGCCGCGACGTCCTCGGGCTTGTCGCCGACGGCGCCCTTCTGGCGATCGAAGCGAATGAGGTCGTCGATCATCGTGGCGCGGTAGCTCTTGCCGGCGACCGCGAGCGCCGCGAGCTGCGCCGGGTTGTCGGCGAGTGCGGCATGATCGGCGCCGAGTGCGCTCTTCAGCGCCTCGCGAAAATTCTTGTGCGGCTCGAGGCCCTTGATCGTGGTGTTCGCCGTGTCGAGCTGCTGCTGGAGGTCTTTGTTCTGCGGGTCCATGGATCTGTCCTCGTGGGAATTCGATTTCTTGCCCTTGATGGCGCGGGCGCCGGGCTGCGCGCCGAGCCACACGAGCGAGCCTTCGTAGGCTTCGCCCGGCCCCATCAAGCGCATCGCCTGGAGTTCGCGCCCTTGCGCGTCGGTCAGCGGTACGCGGGTGTTTGCGCCGAAGCCCACCGAGACGTCGATGCCGATACCGGCATCCATCTTCGTGAGCAGCGCCGCGTTCTCGCTGGTCTTGACGAAATAGACGTCCGCATAAAGCAGCGTCGCCATGTTGCGATCGGGCGGCAGTTGCAGCGTCGGGTCGCGCAAGATCGCGCGGGCTTCGTCCGGCGTCATGGTCTGCGTCTTCGCACCGAACCACTTACCCTCGGGTGGCCCCTGATCGCCGCCCCAGCTCGTCGGATGGCCTTCGACGAAGATGCCCTTGCCGGGAATCGTGCGCGCGAAGTCGGCGAGCAGGCTCTCGTCGAACACTTCGTTGTCGCGATCGATGAACGAGTGCGCGAGCACGAACGTGCGGACGTAGAGCTCGTCCGCCGTCATGTCCTTGAGCGTGAACTGATTGATCGCGGCAAGCTGATCCTGCGTCGGGACGCCCGCGCCCTTGACGCTGATACCCAGCCGCTTGCGCGCGTCGAGACTCACTTCGTCGCCTTCACCTGAGCCGCGGCGGCCGCCGGCTTCGTCTCTTCGTGACGAAAGGCGAGGTCGCCGAAGCGGGCGTGACGCTCGGCCGCCTGATCGCCGGTCAGCGGTCCGGTGTAGTCGAGCTCGTGGTGCGGCTTGTGCTCTTTCTTCGCGGCGGCTTTCGCGTGTTCCGCGGCGATTTCCGCTTTCGCGTCGGCGACGCCCTTGTCGTACGCCGCCTGCTGTTCCGGTGTGAGGTTGCCCATGTTCCCGCCTCGCTCTGGTTCTCATAACCCTTGCGAGGCGCTGTATACCAGCGCGAGGAGCGCAACCTCTACCCCAAGTCTGCGCCTTTTTCGGGGTTCGTGGTCCGGCGAGTGGACTTTTGCTGGATGGCGCGTAGCCGTTTTTCGCTCACGACCGCCACAAGCGTGCAGCGACACTGCGGGTGACTGTCGTCGACAGGCTTCGGCGCTTGGTCAATGTCGTAGGGGCCGCCGTCCTCGAGATCCTGACAAATCGGGCAGGCGCCGCCGGCCGTCATGAAATCGACCTGCTGCACGCCGAGCGCCTTGAACTGCGCGGCCTTGCCGGCGCCCTGGGCGGCGGCGATCTCGCTACGTGCGAGACGCGTCCAGTTGTAATTTCCCGCATCGAAGCGCTGCGCGAGCTCGTCGGCGACTGTCGCGGGATTCTTGCCGTCGTAGATGCCCGATTGGAGGCCCTCGAGGACGCCATCATGGAACGCGCGCACGCTCCCGTCCTTCACGAGCCGGAGATCGCGCGCCACGAGATCGGCGCGCAGCGTGTCGCGCGCGTTGTCGAGCGTCGACTCGACGTCGAGATCGCTGGCAGCGTTCTCGACGCCGCGCAGAAATGCCGCAAACGCGTTGCGAATGAGCGGGCCGTTCTCGGCGCCGGCCGCGTCAATGAACGCCTGCTCGTCGTCGAGCAACGGTTGCAGCATCGTGGCGGCGTCAAACCGAAACCTCGCTGCGCCGTCGCCCGCATTTTCGGTTACGCCGAGCGTGCGCAGCGCCGACTCGCGAAACGTATCCCACAGCGCGAGCGTTCCGTCGACGGCTGCTGCCTCGAGCCCGGGCAGCGTGTCGTCGTCTTCCGCCCACGGCTCGGACTCGTCATCAGCGTTCTCGCCGCCGCCCTTGGAATGGACGTGCACGCGAGGCGCGCGCGCACGCGGAAAGAATTCCGTCTCGACACTTCCATCGCTCTTGTTGCGGACGACGATGCGGCTGAATTTCGCCGAGTTCGGATCACCGCCCATCGCTGCCGTGACGCCGGTCGGTGTCTGCGGGTTGTCGGTCAACGTGTGCTGCATCATGTCGGCCTGCGCGTTCAAGAACCTCGCCTGCGCCTGTTTCATGATATCGCGCAGATTCGGCAGATCTTGCACGATCGCCCAATCGCCGGGTTTCCACGCGATCCCCTCGCTCCGGAGCCACGTCGTGACGACCGCGTTGAGCGCCGGCAGTCGGTTCTCAAATCGCGTCTTCGACTCCATGAGCACGATCTCGGACTGCTGATCGGCCATGCGACCCGCTTGCGCTTCGGTGAGGCCGACCATCCAGCCCGGCAGCGGCATCTTCGCGAGAATCTGCTCGACGAAGTGCATCGCCGGTGATTCGATCTGCAACACCTCGCCCTTCGCGCCGATGACGTTGATCTGGATGTCGTCGTCCGCGCCGATTGCCTGCACGAAGTCTGCGCTGTTGCCTTTGCGCTTCGCGTCGAGCACCGTTGCGAGGTTCGTGGCAAGCTCATTGCGCCGCT